CGTATAACGCTAAAGCTAACCTATTCTCATCTAGTACTGAACGATTACTTCTTGTAGAAGCTTCTTGAGTAACATATGCTTTAGCTACTGAACCGTATTCAGGCGGTATAGATAATGTACGTATAGTGTAATCTTGTAAAGTTACTGCTCTTTTCTGTTCTGAGAAGGCTCTTGTTGCGTTTTCTCTTATCTCCTGAACTGTGTCTCCATCTCTTCCTCCTATGGCAGGTGTGTTGTTGTTAAAGGATAGAGTAGCTACCTTAGAGCTATCTGTTGCTGTAGTTGAAACAGCATCTATTTGTGTAATAGTATTTGATGGTGAATTTGATTTAATTCCTCCTCCAGTTAAATATCTAACTGTTAATGTTGTATTAGAAGGAGCTAGTCCATAACTCTTAGTAAACATAAAATTAGAAGGATCATATGCATAATCTAATCTTCTTATTCCTTGTTCAGTATTCATAGAGACTTTAGAAGGAGTTGGTAAAAACTCACTACTATCTTCCGATGATACTCCTGCTCCGAATTGTACTTGCATTACACCTTTAGAGGTAAATCGAGTAACGAATCTTCTAGGGACACTCTTCAACTTCATTAAGTTAGGAGTCTGATGCTTGTCAGTAGATGTATTGGGTTCTTGAACGAAAATCGTATCTTGCCCTAGAAAAGGTACCTCGTACCATTCATTACCGTCGGAATCTTTTATATCTAATATACCTATAATTTCATCTGCACCTATTTCAAAAGTAGCAAATTTATTAGAAGTAGTGTATGTTTGTGTTATTGTATTAATAGCTCCGGAGAATGCCCTAACGTGTTTCTTTAGAAGAAATTCTGAAGGTTGTCCGTCTGCTATTGTTGATACAGTAATCTCTGTAGGGTCGTAAGAAGAGGAGAAGCTAAAGTCTACTTTATCCTGTAATAGGTATACTGTATTTCCTTTTGCGGTACTCTTTACTGTGCTATTCTCTGATACTGTAATTGCTTGGTCAAAGTTAGGTTTGTTACCTGCTCCGATAGCATCTATGTTTTGTGTTACTTCTAATAGCGTCTCTGCTACTGTTGTTACCTTTGGCTTATACCCTAGCATGTAAGCTAAAGAGTATAGGTTAGCGGGGTTCTTAGCGTGTTGTAAGAAGGTTTCTTGTAGTTGGTTATCTTGATAAAAAGATAAAACATCACCTACATATGAGGCTTGTTCGATAAACATCATTCCCGGTGAAGTAGGAGAGAAATCGTTATAAGAATCAGGGAAATACGACTTAGCGAATTCCATTAACTGCTGTTTAAAGTCGTTAAAGTCCCTGTTTATATATTTTATGTCTTTACTTTCTGCCATTATTGTGATATATTAATAAGTAGCTCATCTGATGTACCTGTGTCTCTTATGTCATAACTTAGATAAAACTGAACTAAGTTTTCATCGTGGTTAGGAACTGTGTTTACTTCCTTTACTACTACTCTAGGAAAGTATATTTCTATTGCATTTCTTACTATTCCTTCTATTTTGTCTATTGAATCTGAGTTTATATTCTCAAATAGCATTTCTCTTATAGTAGAGCCGAATAACGGGTTTAAGTATCTTTCTCCTCTATTAGTTAAGAAGTAATTAATAAGGTTAGTCTTGATAGCGTCTTTGGTTTGGAAGTTACTAGTGAACACCTCTTTAGAATTGAACGGAAGGTTCAAGCCAACAGCTTTTCTAGGCTGTAGATCTAATGGGTTAATTCTTTTTGCTTCGTATGCCATGTTATTATCTTGACTTTTGTTTGTCTTTTTCGTATGCAGCGTCTAAAACTTGCTTTGCCTTATTTACAAAAGGTAGTTTAGATAGATCAAGTCCGGGTAATGGACCTGTTGATTCTGTCATACCCATTTGTGAAGCCATAGATGTTGCCATTTTAGGAATACCTCCCATAGATGGTCCGCTTGCTCCTGTGATGTTTCTATATTCATCCGATGTCATGCTGTTGGCTGTTGAACTTAGCATCTCTTCTAAAGGAACTGTTGCTGTATTCATTTTACCAGTTGACCATGTTCTCGAAAGATCTTTTTGTTTAACTGGAGCCGGTGCATAAGTCTGTTGTGGTTTGCTAGCTATAGCAACCGCTTCTGTTAGAACGTCGGCTAGTTCATCCTTAACGGCTGATCTTACCTCTTCTCTTATGATTTGTCTTAATTGGTCTAGTTTCATTATATATAAATAGTTAGTTTATGAAAGTTTACTTGGGTTGTTTGAACTTCTTTTGTGTTGTTTCCCTTTTACTGTCTTTTTGTTCAGATAAATCAGGTCGGGTACCTCTTTTATCCGCTTTATCGTTGTGTTCTCTAATTTGTTTTTCTTTTTCTACCTTCTTTACTGCTGGGCTACGTTTAGTACCGGTTGTGATTTCTTGTTTTCGTATATCTTTTGGAGGTAAACCTCCTGGTCTTTGGGTAAATCGTAAGTCTCTTTTTGGTGGCATACCCATATTAGTGGGTTTAGGCATTAAATCGTTTCTTGTCTGTCTAGGATCTACAGGTATTGCTCTTCTAGGTCCTCCGTATTCTCCTCCGCCTGGTGGTAGATCTGGTGGAAGTCTACGATTTTTACCTCCGGTTAAACCCTCTAACTGTTCTTTAGAAGGTAGTGCTTTAGATGGATTTAGTGGACGTATTATACCTGTTGCAGGCATACCTATCCCTAATTCCTTTCCGGCTTTATTTATACCTTTAAGTGTAGATGGACGCTTAGGAGAAGGACCAGCAGCAGCAGCATCTAACATTGCTTGTTCTGCAGCTTGTATTTTTGCTCTTTCTTCTATTTGGTCATCAATCCTTATTTTTATTTCATCTAAAAGAACCTGTAGGTTAGAACTAAATGATGATGGACCTCTTAGTTGTTGTATATCATCTATAGTAGCAATTGCAAAGTTTTTAGGTGCTAATGGAGGGGAGAAAGGGTCTTTAACAATTCTTAACTCATATCCTTTGTATGAATATTCTGGGTCTGTTTCAGAAGGTTTATCTGTTTTTGTTTGGAGTCCTTTACTCAATGATTCTAATCCTTCTTTTAAGTCGGTTAGTTCTGCAGTGGTTAGTCCTAATCCCTCTATTACATCACCTTGTCCAGAATCTATACCGGTTGATACAGATAGTTTATCGTTCATTTGTCTTAAAGCATTATCTAACTCTGCTAACGCTTTAGCTCTACCAGACAAACCTCCTTGTTTAAATGTATCTAATTCTACAATGTATATATCGTAATCATTATCTATTATACCGTCGTTAGCGTTAACTAACGTAGAGTCTGTTTCATCTAATGTTAGGTCTCTATCTCTATTAATAACAGCTATTTTATTTGCGTCAACTCCCTTTGATATTCTTACTGCAGATGGTATTTGTATAGCATCTGAATCTGATTTAGGAAGGTTAAGTCTTCTTTTAAGGTCCTCTACTGAATCAGCAGATCCTTTAACTGGTGTTAGTATACCTTTAGATTTAAGTATAGTTTCAACTTGTTTCTTTGCTGAGTCTGTATTGCCTTTAGCTAGTACTTTTTGACCTAAAGTAGAAGTAATATATTCTCCATCTGCATCTAACAAACCAAGCATACCCGCTTGTTTTTTAGTTAAAGACTTCTTAAGTTGATTTTCTATCTGACATGCTTTTATTGGAGCATCTAAATCTTTTACTCTAGCACCAATTCCACCTATAGCTGCATCAGCTCCTTTTAAGCATAATTGAATTGCTATGGCGGATATTTTCATTGCAGCAGCGAATTCTTTAAGTATGTTTAAAGTATCAGCAAACTTCGTTGTTGTATTAACTGGTAGTCCTATTAGAAGTCCACCGGCAGGTCCTGGAGGTACACCAATAGCTTGAGGTAGTGGAATCATTAGTATTATCTCTATTGCTATTTCTAGAGCTGCTACAGGTCCTAGTATAGCTGGTGGTAATGCTTTAAATGCTCCTAAAGATGCGGCTAGGTTAGAAGATAAGCCTCCTAGGGCGGCTTGTTTAGCTGCTAGTTTAGCTACTCCTTTTTCATCAGGACAACCTCCTTTATTAAGTTGGTTGGTAGATTCTAGTACTGCTTTGTTTCCCTTAGCTATTATCACACCAATTGCTACCCCTATTAGGGTACCTATTACGGCGTGGAGTTTCGGTGGTTTTATTCTTTCAAATGGCATACTATTCTGTAAATACTTTTTCGGAGTCTAAATCATCAATTGCTTTCTTTATCGAGGATAAAGGAGATGACATAGATGCTCCGTGTGATTTAATTTGTGCTAACCCTCCGGCAGATGATCCTGCAGGTACTACTCCTGCTAGTGCTGTACCGAGTCTTTTTAGTTCGTCAAGTAGTTGTCTCATCCAATCTTGAGTAGTAGCTCCTAATAGTACTGGTTCTCTTTCTCCGAATGCTTCTGTACCTAAATATACTTTAGTAGCGTCTACTGCTACGTAATCGTCTCCATCAAAGCTTACACGTTTAGCGTTACCTCCAATTGCATCGGTTGCAGAGAATAGTATGCTTTCTTCTTTAGCATTAAAGTATAATCTACCTGAGTTAATTAGTACCTGGCTTCCTTTGTATGTGTCTGCCATATCAGGTTCTCCGTCCCAAGCATCTCTTTTTTCATGAGCTTGAGTTAAAGGAACTGTATGATCTGCAACTAAATATATAGAGGCAGGATCGTCATCAATGACTTCTACTATCGGAGCATCAGGAGTAGCTCCCTCTTTTCCGTTACTTATAATAGTTATTGGCTTTTGATCATCATTCGGTACTTCTACTAAACTATGATCTACTCCAGTAAACCTTATTGTCTGCCCTTGTCTACCTTCTATAGTAATATCACCATGGAAAGGTTGTAGGGGTGCTACGGTTGATTTTTCTTCGAATTCATATCCTAATTCAGCTGCGCCTGGATTCTGTGAGGCGTCTGGGAATGGGTTTGCTTCGGGATTATTCCACATTGCTAGTGGAGTTGTGTAGTATATTTTAGTTGCTCTTTCATCTCCTCCGTCTCTTAATAGGTCTGGTAGGGTGTAGAGCATTACTATTTCGTTAAGTAATGGGTATATTTTAAAGTTAGTGCTTAAAGGAAAAGCTGTGTCTAACTCTAATGGATCTTCTTCACTTTGATCTTCACCTATAAGTCTAAACTTAATAGCTCCTAATGCTTCCATTTCCCCTTGATCAGTCCATTCGGGGTGGGTATCGTCTAGTATTATATCTACAACTCTAGCAGGGATAGCTGTAATAACAGTATCCTGTAGATCTGGTTGTTGTAGTAACTTATCCGCTAACCCTCCAATTCCGTAAGCCATTTATTCTTCTTTTTCTTCCTTAACGTTCTCTACTTCTTCTATTATATCCTCAGTTGTTTCTAGCAATTGTGCTAGCTCCTCAGGACTAAACATAGCGTCTACACTTTCACCTTTCATATTGTTAGCTTCTATTCGTTGAATAATAGCAGCAAGCTTTAATAAGGCGTCATCGTTTTTAACTCCGATGTCCATGTACTCTTTAATCATAGGTACTACTAACGTAGCGTCTCCTATATTCTCTATAAGAGGTTTTAATTCTCCTATTAGACCTTTAACTTGAGTTCTGGTAGTAGTTGAGTTACTATGTATTTCAGAAAATAGATCAGCAAGGGTCTTACCGTTAAATATTTCTTTTTCTAGTGACATAAGTTAATTAGTTTCTTATAAATATCCCTATTTAAAACTATTATCAAAATACCCTATATCGTAATACCTTTGATACTTACTATAAAACAACTCTTTTAACTTTGATATTACTCTAGTTAAATGTGGAGTTTCACAATCTGTCATCTCTCTTATATAAATGTATAGAGCTTTTTTCTTAAATATCTCTAAATCGTTTCTTGTCTTAAAAATTGTAAGTACTGCATCGGCTATCTTTTTTTCAACTTCTTTAGGGAAGTTATCATCTATAGCATCGTACATCTCTCCTACCCATGTATCTAAGAATGAGGCTAGGGTAAGTTTACTGTGCTCTGTGGTTGGTTCGCCTGGGTTATAAGAGTCGTCCATATCATTGAAAGATCCTATTTGTTTAAGCTTCTTATAGTTTTTATTGTTGTAATTAATTAACCACCTCTTAACGATAGTTCCGAAGTATGAATATGCTTTAGCTCCATTATCTGGGTCGAACTTCATTATCTTCTCTTCTAATAAAACAGTCACTACTTCATGCTTTAAGTCTTCTATTCTCTCTACATCAGTGTAGTAGAATTTAAAAGTATGTATTATATTTTCTGCTAGCTTATAGAATGGTAAGTAAATATGATCGGTAAAGATCTTAGCTCTATAAATGTCGTCTGTGGATGTGTTGTATCTTTTTATATAATCTTCTGTCTCTGAAGTAAAGTAGTTATTCTTGGATTTCTTTCTTGCCATAATTTTTAGGTAACATATATCGGTCTAACTCAGACTGTACTATTTTTAGTTGTTCAAAGTAATAACCGACCTCATCGTCTGACTTAAATGTTCCTTTAGTGTCAATTTCATCGAGGTGCTTTTTTCCTTCTGTGATGGCTTGGGATATAGTTTGGAGATAAGAAACTTGATCTTGTGTTACCTCTTCGTACTTCTCCACCTTCAACATTAGGTTTCTTATAATATAAGCACTTAAAGACAGAAAAGCAACTAAAACTCCGGAAATTATTGTTAGTGTATTCATATTATATGTTTTTAATTAAATTAGATAACCCTTCAGAAGCTTTTACTGGTCTTCCTGTAGTTGATTTTGATGTTGTAATTTTAGGTTTAGATTCTCCTCCTTGTTTCTTCCATAAGTCGTATTCTACTTTAGATGCTAAGAAGTCACCTGTATGTAGTACTGAAATTAAAGCAGTCTTTTGTCTAGATGATTCTACGTTACTAAAGAAGTAAGCTTCGTTAGCTTTATCGAATACTCCATCATGACATCTAATACCTAAGAATTCTTTCTGGTCTACCTGTATACCGAACTTCTGGAGAATGAATAAAGATCTGTCTGGTATAAGCATAAAATCTAATTCTGGGTTAAACGTATACATTTCTGAAAGTTTATCTTGTCTCCATTTATCAGTCTGGGGTATATAGTTTGGTTTTTCACCATCACCCAGCTTACCTAGGTCATGAAATAAGGCTGCAAAAACTAACTGCTCATCAGTATAGTCAATAGTACCTCCCATTTCTTTATATAAATTAGATTGCTTAACAGTGTACTGTACTACCCTATTTACATGATCTACATATCCTCCTGCAAAAGCATTATGATACCAAGTTTTACCGCTTGCAGGCGCCATACAATAGATATCAGACATAGCATTAAGCATATCGAGTACTTTTTGTTTACGTTCACCGGTAATATAGTGGTTTACAATTTTAATGTGTTTATCCCAATTGGATTGTATCTGTTCTGCATTTAACATAGGTAACCTTTTTAAATTATTATTATTATGAATTATTTACTTAATTATATTATTATTATTAAATTAAAATATTATATTGTTATTAAATGAATTATAAATTAATTATATATATTATATATTAAAATCTTATTATATATCGAAGGTATTAAAAAAAATTCGGAATAGCAACTATTCTACAATAAATTTTTCAACATAATGGTCTTTTTCTAATATATCCCCTATATCCCATTTTATTTTCATATATATTGATATAGTATCTCCTATTAATTCCGGTGGAAAAGGTCCTACTATTCTTGTAGAAGTTAACCTTTCTCCCTCTTCTGTAAAGTATATTCTTGTGTCATTTTGTACTATCGGCACTATTGTCCCTGCAAATTGATCTAAATAAACTATCGTATCTCTTATAGGGATAGGAAATCCTTCATAAGTTTGTAAGCCCAAGTATGGACTATAGAGAGGGATAGTGAAAGCGACGGAGTCACCAAGGACAAAGTATGTATCCGTATCGAATTCTCCTGTAACAACACTCATATCATTATAGTGAGCCCACTCTGGAGTATTATCGGCATTTACCTTAAGATTAAAGTAGGGGTAATATTCACCTGTCCAATTTAAAGGTACATGGTAATATCCATTTGCATCTGCTTCTACCGGAAAAACCATCTCCGCATTAGGGTTAAAATCTGGATATATTGAATCTTTCTCACAACCCCAGATTGTAAACAGTAGAAATATAATTGTGGTTAATCTTAACATAATTCAAACTGTTTAGATACCCAACCGTACTTTTCTATACTATCTTCATAGAAGTCATCATCCCCATACATGAAGTAAGCATCCGCTTGGTCTAACCACCTTAAGGCAGTCTTCTTATTAGGAGCACCTACGGACATTACATCTTTAAGAGACTTCATTTCAGAAGCCTTCTCATCCCGTACTTGTCTATCATTCTCTTCAGATAAATCATTAACGAAACCAGCTAACTCCTGGAAAGACCAAGTATGGAAGTTAAACCCTCTAGGTCTAGAACCATATACATCTTTGTATAGATCTGAAACCCACATAAGAGTTTCGTCGAATTGAACTTGAGTAGTAATTGAAAATGTGTTTAAATTTGCCATAACCTTTATTTTTATATCTTATACTTAAAGATACGAATTATAATTGTAACTAGCAACTAAAGTAACAGTTATTTTTAATTATTATTAACTAAATTACTAATCTGTACCTCTTTTATTCCTGCTGCCCGTAATAAATTAATACCCTCTCCATCATCATTATGAGGAGATCCCCATACAACAGTACTAATACCAACCTGCATAATCATCTTAGCACAAACCCAACAAGGAGCTCTTGTAGAAAATAGAGTAGTACCCACTAATGATATATGTGGATTGTTAACAGCTTTAAGAATAGCAGATTCCTCTGCATGAATCGCTCTACCCGAAGAACCGCTAGCTTTATAGTTAGGTAATTGACGTAAATCCTCATTCCATCCATACGTTAGCACGTCGCTCTCCATAGTTATTACACATCCCACCTTAGGTGATATAACAGGAGAATGACTAGCGTATAACCGTGCTTGTCGAATGTGGCGTTTTATTAAGGGTGTGTATTGCATAGGTAAAAAAATTAAACCGGCGAAGCCGCCGCGCAAACGCGCGCAAGTTCCACCGCGGGATTTATATCTTACTCCATCTTTTTAGTATATAAGGCCAAATGTCGTAAAACCATTTATACCTTTTACGGCGAAGTCTTGCTTTATACCAGGTAGAGTTCTTAGAAGACAGTCTTTCTATCCATTCCTCCAGAGATTCATAAGGGAGTCTTTTATATTTTCTATTATCCATCGGTCTTAAGTATATGTTTGCCTACGGCCACTGGATCCATGTTTAGTAAGAGCCTTCGGCTGATACTGGAAACTATGTATTTGTTAGTGACTTTGGTTAGACTACTTCATTTAGTATATCATTAACCTGCCCTATCACATCTACTTTATCCATATATAGAAGAGAGAGGTACTTAACCAATATAGCACATTTCTCGTAATCTTCCAACTTTTCATAGTACTTTATTAAATGATTCAATCCATTCTCTACTTCTCTACGTTCATATGACTCTCCTATACTATAGATCGTCTCATACTTATCCCAATTGATATCATTAAGTAATGTGATTAATCTGTCATTGTACTTGTTACGGATCTTATTACGTACACTGGAATACTGCTTAGGGTATTTTTGACGGTACATTTGATCTAACATTATCCAATTCTCTAATCCTCTTAGTACCATACCCATTAATACAAAAGGATTCTTTAGTTGCTCCTGTTGGCTATGCTCTTCATATACCTCTTCATCTGATAATGTAAAGATATCAAATAATTTTGATGAATCTATTTCTTTCATATTGATAAATAGTCAAGAATTTAGTAGTTTCTTACTGTTATAATTCGTATCTTATATTTATAAGAAGACAGATCATGTATAGTTCTATAGAAGATATAGTATATGAAGCCCATTCACGTGGGTTGAAAGACGAATTATTCGTTAAAGTAGGTGAATTACGGCTAATTCATCCACGAAAACAACTATCTCACATATATGAACAAGCATTCTCTGATATAACCACGAATTAATATGAAAGATTGGCTAAACCGTAATTTAAAACCCATTGCTTGGATTAGTATTACTGCAATTACTGTTGTAATATGGTGTACTATCCTTGGATTTGTCTTCTAGACGGGATTTTTAAATTTTTTTTTACTAGTATCCTTTAGAAATACCCCTAAAAGTACTATAGGAAAAAGGTATGGCTAAAGTCAAGTAACTTACTTAAGTGTTATTTAATGATAAATGAAGTTGAATCATAGTATTCCAGCCTCTATAGGCATACCTACTGGCAATATAAGTGTAATCCTCTAATAAGACTAACTCAAATAACAATATAAAAGTAGATTTAGAGAATTGGATACATGAAAAGAAGGTTTAGATATAAGGTTGTACTCGTATTGCTCTATGTAGCATTTTCTATTATATATACAACGACAGCTATATTACTTAGAATATATAAATATATATAAAAAAGTATAGTCTAAAAAATCATCAGAAATATACAACCACGTATGCTCCGCAGGAGCAGGCTACCAACTACTTAGGGAACTATACTGTCACTGTGCTATCACCTTGATATCTATGTGCCTTCACCCTGCCCACCTATTGCCCATATTTGGCTAGTCAATTCCGGAAGGTTATTTATTCCGGAAGTACCCATCACGTATCTTAAGTACAAACCATATAGCAGCTATACTACCAAAGCCTCCTATAAGAACTCCTAGTGGGTGTAACATCATCAGGTAGAGCAATCCAACCCCTAACCATATAAGAGCCTTAATAAGATATACCCCTATGATGATTGCTATGGCTAGTAATACTATACCGCCTATGTGCTTCAATGTGTTATCTATATCCATATCTATTATTTATCTATTGTTAAACCTATCTCCATCTCCCATAGCTTGAATGAGTATACAGTCCTCTGGGACATCATATCGTATGTGTAGCAATGTACTCTAGTATTAGTCAAAGAGCCTACATTCATACCACTGTAGTTACTCCAGACACTATAGGACTTATCACCTAGTGCATCTATATAACATTTAAGGCTATATACATTAGCTACTCCTTTGAAGCCTATACCATAGGCAAACTCCAATGACTCGTTGTCTTCTAGTGCCTCTATAAGCCCCAATACCCTTTTACTCTCCTTAATCTGTTGTGTGTATGTCATAACCTTTATATCTTATAACATAAAGATACGAATAATATCTTTGTTAGGCAACTAATACCCCATATACTTTTATTGGTCCTATACCTTTTTCATAGACAAGTGTTCCGGTATAAAGTTCTTAGGCAACTGTTCCACTATAAAGTTCATAGGCAACTATTTGGCTAACTCTCTAGAGAAAAAAAGAAGGGAGGGAGGTGCGGGCCTTGTCTATCTTCTTATCATTCCATACACTTATTCTTATTATTCTATACACACTTCCTCTCTATATATGTCCATATTGTAGTACATTCTCTATGTCTATATGGTCTAATTTAGGGTCTATTGTAGTATATTCTATGATCTTCTAACCAAGGATAGCAACGCTCATCCATATATAAATATATACACTCGGTATTATTAATAGGCTTACATGGTAGATGAGTACTATCAATGCATTTAGACGTTAATCTCTCTATGTCTAAGCATAGTCCTCCATTGATTGGTATCTATATATCACCAAAGTCTTTAATGTACTCAGACACGGGGTATGAAGTACCCTTTAGGTGATGCTTTTAGCATGACCAGAAGCTTTGCTTGTTAATATATTAGGCATATATGGTCGTATTTGGTATGGTAGATGGGTGGATTGATTCGAAACATCGTTGAGAATCCGCGTGAAACCTTCGGTTAAGGAGAGGAAAAGCGCCCCCGCTTCTTCATACCTCGCTTAATATCTCCCAAGCTTGGCTGTCCTTTAAGCTTTCTTACAAGTGCTTCCTTCTCTGCTACTATCTCTCTATAGATCTTACTCTCCATCTCACATCCATAGTATTGTCCTTTTCTTCTCATAACCTTTTTACTTTACAATATTACTATATCATCTGTTTGTATTGAAGCACGACTTATATAGTCCTTTACAAAGCCTTCTTCTACTACGTGCGGTCTCCATAGTCCTATAGTGAGAGGCTTATTAAAAGCCCATTCCTTAAACTTTAAATCTGTTATCTTATCCATCTATAAACTTAAAGTATTTGCCTATGACATTATCTTTATCATCATATATCTCACATTGTTCCGGAACGCCTAATGCCTCTATAGTACTTATGGCCTCTGGGTTACTTCTAAGTATATGATCTACTGTACTCTGCATAACTATTATCTTACTCATAATGCTCTCCTGTATTACCATTCTGTCCTATTACTTTCATTCTCTTATCTAACATCTCTTCATCCATTATGAATGTAGTATTGTTTGTCTCCGGTTGATTATGATTATCTATAGGACTTAAGCTATCTTGTTGTTGCTTAAATACACGAAACATATCTTCATCACTGTGATTAATAAACTCTTCACAATTCTCTAGTGTATCATTCTCGAGCATCCATCGGTAAAATTCTATTGCTTCTTTCATTTCAAGGTCCTGTTTGTTTATCTTTTGAAGATGTTATTATATTCTTCTCTGTTACCTGTATAAACTTTGTTAGGTCCTCTATGGTAGTAAACCTAATATTAGCATCTTCAAATACCTCTATATACCAATTATTATTCTTTACATCATCATTACCTTGAGTAATAAGACTTATCCCACCAATGCCAATACCGTATGTGTAGTAGTAAAATGCTTTATCACCACTCTCTTCTTTACTTACGTCTGTTCTATTAAATCCTAATTGAATTAACTCTTCTTCTCTGATCATAGTTTTCTTTTAATCTTTATAATCTAGTATCTCTTTTTCTGTTGCTTCTAACATCTTAAGTAGTTCATCTCTTAAGTCTTCAAGCGTATTACCTCCTGGGCTAATCCCATCTACTGTCCAACTATCTGGTTCTCGTTTACTATCATAATAAACTTCATGAATTTGATACCAATCATCATCTCCATCTGCCTTGTCGTGTTTCATTACTCTATGATTCCAACTCATTCTTCTGGTCCATGCATTTTAGCTGCTCCTCCATCTCTTTGGAACTGCGAGTTAGTAATCTGTTCTCCTGGTCTTACTATATACTTTACATCCTGTATCCTAACCGTGCCTCCTTGCTTGGCTATCTTCTTGAATAGTATTACGTCTTTCTCTGTCCAATTATGAGAGAGATCGACTATCCTCTCTCTTGGTACTACACCCTCTCCATCTATGATGAAGGTTGATGTCTTTGTTACTGATACTTTCTTAATGCTCATATAGATTGTCTTTGTATGTTGTTAACCAATTATTATAGTCTGTCTCATTTACTCTATACCCCCAATGCAATAAACTCTGCTGTACTCTTGGAGCTGTCTTCCAATCACCTGTGTGGTATATCTTCTTATAAATATTATGTCTCCACCTTCCATTACGTCCTGCAAAGTCTTGCCAACGTCTTATCTGTCTTTCATCATCTGAGTGACGTCTGCCATTACTATATTTTATATACCATTCAAACCAACCATATGGATCATCATCATTAAACCATCCCATCTCTAACCAATACTCATACGGCATACCGCTCCTAATCTTAAAGTGATTAGTTTTAGGACTATACTTCTCATTTAAGTACATTGAAGGACTAATGCCATCTAAGCATTCTGCAAACAAACTCTGGTAGTCATAATCTCCTTGTAGCTCTTCTACTCCGAAGTATGACGTACCAAAGACTCCTAACTCAAGCATCTCTTTAGGACTGGTATTAGGATAGAATTCGAAATCGCTCATATTATAAGTTATCTCTTACTGAGTTTTTCATAATCATTTGACTAGTTGGTGCAATACCAAAACTTACCCAATTATCTTTCTTATTAAACTGCAATCGACAATGATCCATAATAGAAACATCAAATTCTAATTGTCGTTTTGTAATAGGACATAATACTGGAAACCATTTTGTCTCCCACCCATTATCTAAAAATGTAACCCAAGCCATTTCTTTATTTAAATCTATCATAACCTTTATTTTAATTAATATACCTTAAGATAAGAAATATAATTGTAACTTCCTAATAAAACTTAGTTTATTTCGCGCGTGTCACCTTCGGTGAGTGAGGAAACGCCCCCACCCCCCTCTGTTCTTATCAAGTATCCATCATCTTTAGGAACAATGTCAGTTATTATCCGACCTTTCCACTCTTCATTGAAGTATCCCATAGACGAACCTACAGTTACATAAGGTCCTCCAGAAGGATCTACCATATCGATTACATCTGTCATAGATGTTATAAGAGGTATTACATCCGGAAAGACATAAGCTTCTTTCTCTTCATCATAGCTATGCACATCCTTTTTAAAGTCTTCAAAGCTTAATCCTCCATAGACTTCGTTAAAGTACTCCCATGCCTTACTGTAGTCATTAGGCATACCAATGCGACACCATTTGAAGTTACCTTTCCATTCAATATTACCATTATCATTTTCTTCAAAGGTAAATTCATCTCCGTACCTATTTACAAACTTGCTCATATCTTATATTTATTTCTATATCTTTCTTCAAATATTGTTCCTTGTCCTATAGCCTCTATCGTAGTATTCTCTGGCATGTACTTACTTCGAGGACTGATGATCTTATCTACGCAAGCTAATGAAGTAAATACTTTGATGTAAAACTTCTTACCTGCTCCTTTAGTATACACAACTGCAATAGGAGTGTAATCGTTTCTTGGTTGCCATTTAGCCATTATAGAAAGAGTGCCATAAAGAGTACTAGAGCTACTAACCCCAGCACAGCATATCCAGCGATGCGTTCACTATCTCTCATTTGTCTACTTCTTCTTTGTTCGTCTTCTGTTCTATGATTCTCCATAACTATATCTTTTTCTATTTAGATGTTTCTTTAACTCTTTATAATAAGGTATGTGCTCAGATTCGAACCAATACTTCTTACCTCCTAAGTTTTCAGTAAACTGTAGTATAAATAAACTAAGATACTTTCTAGCTCCTTTAACATGATGAGCATTAGTACAGCTACTGATAACCTTATTAGCTTTGCTATAAGCTAGTTTAAACTTCTTCTCCTGTTTCATTTCTTACCTCTTTTAGATGTTTACATTTCCTATGGGCGATATATCCCCAACAGTCACAATTTAATCCGTTCTTACCTCGTCTAACTGTATACTCTTTATCTGAAGTAGCAGACTTAAATGACCAGGTCTCTTGTTTAACTTTAACAAATAACTCTTCAAAGGGTTGCTTTATAACTAATATATCATCTGTAGTAGTATCAGGGTGAACTTCTATCCAAGATGGAGTATGATACGTAGTACCATTTATAGTTGCTATTCCTCCTTTACCTACATTAGTATAGGGCACTTCGTAGTAATGTCTCTTAACCCAAGCTCCTGATAAGCTACCCGGAAGACCTAGCGAGCCCTCCGAATACATTATCTCTTCTTCTCCATTATGTGATACGTTCCATAGAGCCATATTAAAATAAGCTTAATTGAACATTCTCTTTTCTTAAATTCTCTACGTGAAATACGCTATCTACTTTACGAGTAGGTCTAAATTCTTCTCCAGCGTTATCGATTAATATGCCATCTATAACTGTAAATGCATGCTTAGATACTCCTACAATATAAGTTCCTTTAGGATAGTCTTTGATAAAAGACTTAACAGTCTTCTTACGTCTTACTATATCTCCATGAAGCTTATACTTATTAGTAATCTCATTTCTGCTTAATACTCTAACATCAAACTCCTTGTTACCAATTTGCATTCCATTATCTTCTAGCTTCATCATAGTAGTACTTACAAAATTAGTACCTTTCTTATCTTGACGACCGAAGAAGTCTTTAACATAAGCATGAGCTACTTCATAAGTAACATCTGTAGCTGAAGCTACTGCTCTTACGAAACAATCATCTTTCTCACCTTTAGCTAATGTCGATAACGAGTAACCTTTGATCTCGTTGCTTGCGTACTTGTACGTTCCAATTAAATTTGTCATAACCTTTATTTGTTTTGATTTATACTTAAAGATACGAATTATAACGTTCATAAGCAACTAAAAAAGGGTTTATTTTGGATAAACCGACTCCCATCCATCACATAGTATCCTAACTCCTTTAGAGTTCACTACATAGTTTCTATCTTCGTCTTCTATCAATGTTGCTTCTACTAACACTTCTTTACCAACTGCTGACATACCTATCATTTTAAATACATCTCCTACTTTCTTTTCGTTTAACCTCATGTCTTATTATTTAATAGTTATAATCTAAACTCCATTTTAACCACAAAATAGAATTGCATCTTAATTTCTTACTTATTTCTATTGTCGGTATTAAGAATAATGATTCTCCTGAATTCCAATTGAAATCAATCTCTATTCTCTGCTCTTCTAACCATTGTAGGTAATTCCAAAGCTTTTTAAGTTTCTTAAACATATTAGTATTCTATTTGAGTTAATATTTGAATTGTCTCTCCTAATTTCTCTTCCTCTAATGCTTTAAGCTCATATGGATGATCATCATATTCGTATCCCATATCGTAGTACCTCTTCATCCAAGATGGAGATTGTAAGTAATGCTGGTATTCATGAAGTATAGTCTTAATAAGATGAAGTTCTGAATTGATATTAGGATAGTATATCCATATAGTATTCATCTCTCTATCGTACTCACCAACTATATCTTCACTTCCTTCTCCGTCCGCTATTGGAGTTCCGGAAAGTCTAGCATAGATATTAGTCGCATATTTAATAGAAGGGAATTGCTTCTTATACTTAGACCTACCATAGTGGTTTTTAATCCAAGGATAAACATTTTCTAATATGGACATAATAGTTAATCTACGCATCATAATCTTTCTTACAATCTTTTTTATGGTTAAACCATCCACCACATTTACATTTAATATAGTGTACAGTAGTAAGGATAATGGGAGAGCCGGCTAACAAGGTTATGACATTTGGATGCCAGTGCTCTCCACATATTCCTAATGTATGTTTTATAATTTCTACCATAATTTACGAATCGTTTTCTTCATCAGTTATATCTTCTCTTTCTTGTAGTATCTCTAATAACCTTTCAGGTGTTAGAGTATACCCATCTAACATTTCGTCAGTACCAAACTTTCCACAGTCAGATGAGAAGTCTAGTACTATCTTTCCTTCTATTAATGCTAGGGAAACTGCTATAGTAACATCTTTACTATCTTTATATAATAGGCTCATATCTTATACAATGTGTAGTTACTATTTTTTGTTTTAAATTTTACGTGGAAATCTCCCTTTTCTGTGATTTCGGTTACTTTCGTAGTTAGCCATGTAAATGAATGATTGAATGGAGACATAAGTAACCTATATCCTACTTCAATAAATTTATGTTTTTTCTTGAATTCTCCATTTATGGGATTATATTCTATCCACAAAACATCATCAGAATACTTGGTTAAATTATCTCGTTCTCTTACCAACTTCCAATTCGTGTTTTCATTTGGACCATTAACTCCTTAACTAACCCATCTAACGTTAATTTTCCATCACCCTTTACTTCATCGAGGGTTAATAATAGTTTAGGTTGCTTTCCTGGTATCATAATTAAAATGGTAAAGGTTTATCTTTTGATTTATCTCTCGGTTTAGAATGATCACTTAGTTTTCTATACCCCAGTGATGCAAATGGTTGCTCTCCTAATTCTGTGATGGCTGGTCTAGCATTAACATTCAGAACCTCCATCGCATCAATCATCTTATGAGCTTTCTTTCGAGCCATGTAATCATCTTTAGCGTATACGTACATATCTACCGACATTACGTATCGTTTTTCTTTCTCTGCCATTACCAATGTGTTAAGTTTTGTTCTAAGTTCCATTTAACTGTCTCGTCAACCTGCTCAGGATAGTCTGGTGAGTAATCTTTAAGTTCGTGGATAATTGAATCAGACAAAGCATCTATTCTGTTGCTTGTCATTTCCGGAAAAGTCTCTCCGGTTAATTGCTTCTTAGCAATCAAGTCTAGTACCTTCTGTACTATTTCGTCTTTGTATACTGTCATAACCTTTTATTTTAATCTTTGTTACTATTTGGGTAAGGTAAGTAACATTAACCTTTATTCGGGGCAGTGAGGGGGGGTGTCAGGAATCTCTCTGTGATATTGTTTTCGATTCTTGAATTGAATCTCGATTCCTCCAGCTTATCACATCTGTTCATTTCTTCGCCATTTATGACCTATTGTTCTTAGGTCCCCAAAGTCAAGCCTCATCATCTACTCGCTATTCTCGTCCTGCTCTTTTTATTCCACCTTAATTTGGTGACAGTTTAGGTACTCACTTCTCAGAATCTAGAGAACTATTGATACTATCTCATCTCATTCGCTACAATTTAACTCTACTCCTAAAGGTACTACATTCTCATATCGACCTTTGATCCTAGTAGAAACTCTTTCCTGCTGTATCGTTTAATATTTTAAAGAACTTTAACTTATATCTTATATATAAAGATAAGAAATAATACGCATACTTCCAACTAAAAGGTGGATTATTTATCCATCCAATTAAGTAATCTATTCATAACAATGTAAAATATTATTAGAGTGATTACACATTTTACTACAATCACTAATCCAAACCAGAAGTACGGCCTGCATCTCTTTCTTTGTTCATCCAATTACCCTTACGAGTAGTATAAACTTCTTTATCATTTATAAATTGATCATTGTTAATCTTAACTTTATCATACCAAGGAACTCCTCCTGTATTATCTAGTGTTATATTTACATTACCATATCTCTCTCTAATTCCGGACTTCCATCTATTTAAAGCTTCTTCATTATGTATTGAAGTACTAGAGTCGTCTGGGTTAGGTAAGTTATAGCCAAACATCATCTTACCGAATAGTCCGCTTATCATATTGAAAGTTATATCTTCTAGATTAGTTTCAATCTTCTCTCTATTTTGCTCTCCTCTATTAGTAGACTGCAGAGCTTCGTCTAATATTGCTTTACTTAATTTCATTTTATGTGTCTTTTAAATAAATAGTACGTTTTACGCTTCAGCTTTGATTACATAATCTCTATACTGCCAAAGTAAATCATTTACATTAGACATTCTAACGTTATGAAAAATTGTAGTCTCGTTTATCTCTCCAACTCGGTAAGCCATCGTAAGCTCTAAATCAGCTGATAAGCCAGACTTAGTTGTCTTTAATATCTTAGCTTTTTGAATATATCTTTGAGTCCAAGTATGTCTAATATCTATTGTACCTTTCTTCTCTCCATTAAACTCTAACCCTTTATCTTTAAGTAAGTCTAAAGCTTCTTTCAACTGTACGTCATTAATTTCTTCTCTTAAAGCTTCAAGCTCTCTTCCGATTTTAAATTCTGGTTTTCTATCTACTACAATGCTTGCTTTAATACTATTAAGCCCAGCTACAATATCATCTTGATGATCAATTAAGATCTCAGCTACTTGTCCAACAGTTCTTAATCTTTCTAATTCCCAAAGACTATTATCACTCGTAGAGTAAACTGAAGTATTAATGTTCTTTACCTCTCCGGTCTCCCAGTCTTCATTAGTTCTAAGAGTAATTAATTCTTTCAAATAGGTGTAGTCTTCACGAGCTCTTTGAAATTCGAAAGATGATGCATCATAACCACCGATCGCAATTGTAATCCCTTCTTCAGGAGTAAAGTACTCATTGATTAACTTTAAAGCTGCTGCTTTTCTATCCTTAGCCTGCTTTTCAGATTTCTTGTAAGCTAATTGAAGCTCCTCTTTCTTTCTCGAGATAATCTCGTTGATAATTTCTACTTTTGTCATAATTATAATGCTGCTAATTGTGTTAGTGATTCAGAGAAATCTACTCCAGCTATTACTGGAGGCAGATCTTTTATCTCTACTGAATTCATTACAAAAGCTTTATCTGCCCAAGTCTTAGAATTAACTGCTCTATATTGATTACTATCCATTAGGTTAGTATTATCAAAACAACTGTTAATAGTTCCTACTTCAAGACCTCTCATGATAGCCTCATCCATAAACTTAACCTTCTTGCCTACTCTAGCAAAGACTGTTAACCAATGGTCAGTTCCAGCAGGATTAAACTCTACAGTTAGTAAAGCTCCTCTTTTAAATGCGTTAAGTAATCTACCTGGATTCTCACTATACATTTTATTCTCTCTATCAAACTTTACTTCATTACAAGTTGGATATCCAGCTCTACATTTAGAAATAAATCTAAATTTACCAGTTCTACCGTCGATGAAGTTTACTGTTCTTAAGTCCTTGATTGTGTTGATAATTTCTGTCATAACCTCTATTTGTTTTTATTTATACTTAAAGATACGAAATATTACTCGGGGAGGCAACTTTTCCCCGAGTTATTACCGAGATTTATTCTTGGTCGGTTAAATTTTTATTGTATACTAAGTTGTATATATCGTCGGCGAATTCGGGTGTAATCGAATTAGATTCTAATAGAGATTGAGTAATTTTTTTGATGTTGTCGTCGGTGTGGTAAATTGGTTGAATCATATGAGAATAAATTAAGTTAAGTATGAAGAGAGTATATCTCTCTTTCTTTAATACTTAAAGATAAGAAGAATATTCCGGAAAAGCAACTACTTACTAAGTTATTATCCAAATATTTCTACTCTAATATCTTTCATCATTTCAAATCCTAGCTTATCTAAGTGAAACCTTCCTTCAGAAACCATTCTATCCCAACCACAGAAGTAAACTAATGGCTTATCATCCATCACATGAATATCATTAAGGTAATGCTCATGGACGTGTCCTTTTTTATATCCTAGTTTTTTCTCTTGAGACAGTACAGGAATATATTCAAAGTTAGGCATTTGTTTAGCTAAGAATTCAAACTCTTTTCTATATAATATATCTTTATGAGTTCGAGTACCGAAGAATAGTTTAATGCTCTTAAATTTTATATCATTATCATATAAGTAATTGACCATTGAACGAAAAGGACTTACTCCTGATCCAGTAGATACAAACATAATATCTCTATTCATAATGTCTTGAGGTAGTGTAAATATTCCCATAGGTCCTCTATAAAGAAATTCGTCTCCTATCTCTGCTTCCAAGAATAAGTAATTAGACATATGACCTCCTTCAAGATAAGTTATAACTAGTTCGAAGTTATTACTACCGTCCGGCCATGAAGCAATGGAATAGTTTCTAACTACTGAGCCATCTACTCCAGGCTTAGCAACTAACTGTAACAATTGCCCGGGTACATATTCTAGTTTCTCATACAAAGGTGATTCAAATATGAACCTCCAGTTCTTATCTGTCTCTTTTATAATCTTAGTTAAGATTGCTACATTCATATTAGTAATCGTTTTTAAATATCTCTTTCAAGAAATTATAAACAAATATAAACAGTGATAAAGGCCATAATACTATATGGTATACTCTTTCATTATTAGTCCAAGGTTGACCTAATCTTCCTTCTAAGTTATTAGTAGTCCATGTCTCTAAAGCCATAGAGTACATTACTCCTATAATAAAATAAGTTGCTATTGTTAAAATCATATTTATTCTTCTTTTAAAGGTAACATATTATATCTTCTCAGTTAAAATGGTTAATACTAAATATGCAACGATTGCACTTGGTCCTAATAATAAGAAGAATGCTCTCCATATAATCGGGTCTACTTTTGTGTGGTACCCTAACCCACCACAAACACCTGTTAGGTATTTGTTTTTCGTACTTCTATAAAATTTTCTCATAACCTTTATTTGTTTTTACGTTTGTATTTTTTACAATCTTCTTTACTTCCTTGAAATACAACTGAATCATCTATAGTGTCTATGACTTGATAAACATCATTGTATTCATATAACCCAACTATTCTTAGTTCCTTTTTCATAACCTTAATTTAATAAATTTAACCATTCTTAATAGCTTTAGTTATGTGTTTAGCAAACTTATGACCACCTGCCCATCCCCAATGTCCATCTTTAATCTTACCTTTTGTCTCTTCTTCAATACTTGAGAAGTCTCCTACTATCTCTACTAAATTCCAAATATGACATTTAATACCTTTTGTTTCTAGGTAATCAGTAACTAATTTAACTCTTAATGTATCTTCCACTTTAATTAAGTGGTTATTAGGTACTTTATAGTTAAGATTAAAGTTAAGCATAGCTATAGATAAATCCTGTGGCTCTCTACTGTATATTTCAGCTAACCTATGTTTAAATCTATCTGGGGGATAGATGTTTTCAAAGTTACTACTAATAGTCTGGCAGTAAGTAGGTCTGATTATATCTCCGTTTATGTTTACCGGATTTAAGCTTTCTCTAGTAGCTTTATCTACTATGAAATCAGTACGTTCTGTCCAGCCGATTGAATAGAGAATTGTATCTCCTTCTTTAAACTTATCTAAATCAGCTAAAAACTTCATAAATACTATATTATTAGATAGTCCACCTATTCCCCTATTTACTACGTTAGCATTAAGATTTTCACCAACTATATCTACCCAGAATTTAAACTTAAGAGGGTTAGGAACATCTATTTGGGTTTTACCATCGTCTTTAACTAATGGTACTCGAGTTCCATCTCCAGCTGTAAAGCTATCTCCGTATGTATATAATTTAATCATCGTTCTCTTCTTTATACTCATACCATGAAGGGTTAGGTAGTTCTGAATAGTGATCCCATAAACCTCTTTTAACGATTTCACTCTCTTTATCTATTTCCATAAAACCTGAATTGCTACTAGTATGAAACATAATGATAAACTTACAACTGTTTTAGTATTTATTCCTTCACTAAAGTGATGGTTAAGTAGTATTGCGTATAGTATCATACCTATACTAAATCCTATGAACCTTGCTGGCCATAGTAGTCCATCCATTCCGGCAACTGTATACTTAGTTCCGTAAATATAGAAATAAGATAATCCTATACCTGCAGCAGCTACTAGGAACTCATTCTTTCTGAACCAATCTGTGGTCTTTAAAAACTGACCATTTAATTGGTAGAATGTTATAAAATGAGCTCCTAGAAAAAATAGTATACCTATTGCTAAACTTTTACCGTTTACCATACTATGCATATATTACTAACTTAGTATTAGATTCAGTACTTAATAGAGTACGCTTTTTAGCTCTCCCAACTGGTCTCTTACTTAATTGTTCATACTGATACCCATCCATCATGATGTGCATTCCTGGCATTACTAACTCTTGAATTCTAGCGTTGATTCTTGTTGCTTTAACAAAGAACATTTGTGTTGGTTTTTCCATAACTTTTATTTTTATTATTTATTTCTATAAAGATACGAAATATTATTATCGTATCAAACTGTCTGCTATTAATTGTTTAAACTTTGTTGTAGACCAACCGTGACTTCTATCTAAATAATGAATAGGAACCTTTAAATTATCTCCCGTAAATGGTTTGTTTATGTAGTCATCTCCTAAGAATCTAACATCAAACTCACCCATTTTAATAAGGTCTAAGAGCTGCTCTTCGTATGTATAACGTACTACGTCATTAACATATTTCAATGAAAGCAACATATCTTTACGTTCTTCTACGCTAAGGATAGGCTTTAACTTAGATGGTCTTTCTATGGAAGGATCGGTATGAAGTAACACAACTAAGCAATCACACTTTGTTCTCATCTCTTTAAACATTGCTATGTAGCCTGGATGTATTACATCAAAATTACCTGCTATAACTCCTTTCATATAAGTTTGTAAAATACAATTCCATAACCTATAATTAGGTTTAAATTTACTGCTACTAAGTTCCATTGCTTAGCTATCCATACTTGAGGAAGACATAATAATGCTCCAGCTAAATAGGTATATACTCCTATATTATCATAAGGTAGGAGGTAGGGAGACAGCATAATAAATGCTGTTCCCATATAACCTACTCTGTTTGCTAATCTCTCTATTGGTGTTAGCTTTCTAGCTTTTACTAATAGGTTGATAAACCTAGTTACTAATTTCTTACTCTTCATTATATTAATGCTGTTGCTAATTTAAACAATTCTTTATTGACACTTAAGTCCTTTTCAAAAGATTTAATCTTACGTACCTTCCTTACTTTAGCTCCTTTTAATGCAGCGTGAAACTCTCCTTGAGTAATCTTCTCTTGAACTACGTTAAATACTTTCCAAAGACTATCTCCTTCATCTTCTTTTCTCTTAGGTTCTAAGATATCTACAATAGTTTCTTCATCATATTCGAACTCCTTAGCTTTATCTGAGCCAATTTTAATACCGGCTCTTACTAGCATTGCATCTACTGCTAACTTATTCTTTTCCTCTTCAGTAAGAATTCTATTTCTCATACTGTTTAGTACCTCTACCTTGTTAGGAAGATCTTTAACTGCAAGTGATACAACGTCTCTTAGCTCGTTAAACGTATACCCTTTATGCTTTATTTTGAAATCAGAAAACTTCTCATCAGCTACAACTAATCCATTCGAACAAACTAGTCTAAAAATACCAACTGAGAATTGAAATGACTGTAAACCATCGTGAGAGTTTGTCATAATAATACGTGGGAATGCATTATCTCCATCTGTACTAGTAATTTGGATATCAGGGTTTTGAAACGATACCATGTGTTTACTAAAGATTGTACTGTCACCTCTTTGCTTTCTTTGTGCAGCAGTTACTGGTTTCCAACCTAGTTTATCTAGATCATCAATAATAGTTTCCGTATTAACAAACAGATACTTTCCACTAACATCAGGGTTAGTAGGAGCTTCAGCGAATGCTAATGGACAAACTTCTTTTACTTGCTCTTTGGTAAGGTAAGAGTCTAAACCTTTTTGAAAATTTTGAATCATAATTATAACCGTTTAATTTTATTTATAATATAAAGATACGAATTAAAACGTTGTGAGGCAACTAATTTAGTGACTTTATCCAGTTACTTGAAAATAAATCTGTACCGCTAAAGTACTCGTACATCTTTTCGCCAGGAGATAATATAGGTTTGTAACCTTTTTTTATTCTATCATCTCTAAAGTAACTATTAACTTTAAGGGCATAGTCTTTTCCAAAGTGTTTTACTATATGACCTATAAGCATAGCTTGTACCCATGCTATAGTTTTATTTGATCCTCCTACATGCCAGAATTTAAACTTATCTAAATTCAAATTAGCTTTAAACTTTGATTCGTAAGGAATAGTATGTGACATTGAATGAGGTTGGTGACAGGAATTACAGTAAGCTTCATGCCAAAATATTAAAGGAAAAGAAGGAAGAGATTCATTAGTAGCTGTAGAATTTTTAAGTTCATTATAGAATGAGCATTTGACTGGATCATCTTTAAACAATACGTGAGTATCTATCTTAGTATCTTCTGCTCTAATTTGCCATTCTTGGTATTCTTTTGACATCGCTTTAAGGTACGTGTGAATACATCCTTGCTCTATAAAACAAGATAGTTCCCAAGGAGCTTGTTTTTCGTAATCTACTATTATACTTTCATAAACCTTTTCTACTTTCTCTATAACAGCACTGAAAGTTTTTACATCGTTGACCTTTATTATATTCATATTAGGTACTGTAGATGCATCGAAGTGGTGTATTGGAAAGTCTAATTTGGATAGGTTCTGCTGGTAGTAACTTATAAATCTGTAATAGGCTTGGTTAGCTTGCTGATACCATTCGTCCTTGTTAAGATGGTTAAACATATTAGGAAGGCTTAAACGTTTCTTCTTTGGTTTCTTCTTTACTATTGGTTGATCTATATGCGAGAATAAAAAAGGTTGTTCCGGAAATGTAGGAGGCTCAATAACCATAGAGTCTAAGTCTAAATGTAAAAATGGCTCTGTTTGAGCTTTCATAGCTTTTAGCTTAGGCATTGCAAAAGCTTTAGCTTCTTCTTTAGATAATACTTCTGTATCTATATTAGTATATGGAATACCTATTTCATTAAATACCTTTTTACATACTTCATTTGTATAGATATTCGATTCACCATAATGCTTATTAATTAATAGAGAAGAAAGCATACTAACATACATCTCATCCTTTAGTGGTTGAAATTTATTTGGACTATTATACGGTATGTAACTCTGTATTACTTTCATTCAGTCATAATCTTACATGCTTCTAATAGCTTCCATGTATCAATACACTTATCTGTTTCGTCTCCTCTTTCGTGATAGAAATCTAGGCACGACTGTAATGCTATTGTCCATTGACTCTGTGGGAGAGTAATTTCATATGCTAATTCTACATCATCAAATGAAATATTAAATAATTCAGCTTGTTTCTTTTGATTAGTAAGAGCTTTTTCTACTCCTAAAACTATACCATCAGTAACTTGTGTATTCTTTTTACGGAATAAAGTTTCGAATTCTTCAGTACTTGAAAATTTTAAATTTATCATCCTATAGTAATTGTTTCTTAGTATTAAACCAAATTATCAGAGCTTCTCTCTTTCCAGTTATTACCTCTTTAACCTCATGTAAGTTATCATGTCCGTTAAAATTTATATAATCTCCATTTGAGTATAGTCCTCTATCTATACCCTCTATAATAGTTTCTCCTCCTTCAATAGCTCCTTCAAGTATTAAAATTGTAGTCTGAGTTGAGCTTTTTACATCTTTATGAGGAAGAGATTTGTCTCCTTTAGAGTAACTAAGTTTATAAAATGTATCTACTACCCAATCAAGTTTGCCAAATTTACGTACTAAGTAATCATTGAACAGTTCGTTCTCTGTACTATAATATTTTTTTGTACAATCTATAATATCTACTCCTTCAAAGGGATCAACTACATAAGGATGTTTAGAGCTGAATCTTCTCATCTCTTCATCAGATATATTAGGAGTCCTATCTAATGTAAGCTTAATAATTGCTCTGTCTTCGTTACTTAATTTACCTTTATTTATCATTATTCTCTTGATCCTGATTTCTTTCTAAACTCTAATGACTTAGTGCTATCGATAATCTTTTGAGTATTCTTATAATATACCTCTCTATTAGTTAGAGACATATAAACTGGTCCATCAGTAAAGTTTACAGTTCTCATAGGAACATCACTAAAAGACATTCCATGCTTTGGTTGCTGTATAGGTTGTCTATATTGTCTAGGACCATCATAAGATCTAAATACCATAGAAGTTACTCTATGCCATCTATCTAATTTATCCATCCATATTTCTAATACTGCTTCCGTAGGGAAGTCATATCTTAGCTTCTCAGTATTTCCACCTTTTTCTGCCATAACCTTTATTTTTTTATTGTTATTATATATTCTTGTGTTGATATACCTTCCACTATGGTGTAGACCCGGTTTGCCGTTAACCTTGAGATATTATATGCAGGAGCCAATGCGTAGGCGTCTTGTAACGTCAGAATCCTATCGTTTTTAATGTTTGATAAATGTACTGTGAACTCGATCTCATTTTTACGCATAACCTTCATTGTATTTAATTATTACTCTGTAAAGATACGAAGATTATCTGTATGCTCCAACTGTTTATACATAATATCTGCTAACATTTTTTGAGTACCTTTGTCAAAATGTTTACCATCAAACCTTCTATACTGATATGCTTTTGTTAACTTAGAAGTAAACGATTGTTGCATAACTAAATATGGAATCATCTCCATATAGTATGGATTAGTAGCAGGATTGTATAACTGTGTAGGGTATGAATCTACATGAAAATATAACATCTTACCACCTCTATTTTCAATGAAGTTTTTAATAGAGATAATATCTAAAGCTAATTGTTCTAGAGTAACATTTTTAAGTTGTTGTGATCTAGGAGGAGCTTCATATGTAAGTATGTTACTTGGTTCAGTAATACCTACAAGTACAGTTGCGTTTGATAGATCCATATTAATTGGAGTACCTTTCCAGAAAGGCTCTTTTATAATTCTTCTGTAAAGATCTTTATTACTTATAGCATCAAAAGATATATTCTCATACTCTATGTTTATTTTATCAGCTAACAACTTACCCCAGCCGAACTTCTCTCTTATAGATGTCATTTCATCCTCAGCTGGAGTGCCAATAATTTTAGGAGCCATAGCTTGTACGAATTCCTGAGCTAGTTTAGGTAAATTCTCTTGACCTTGTCTAATAGTTCTTAACCATGAATGTTGATTAAACTCTATTGGTACTGGACCTATAAATTTATATAGATCAGGCCACTCAGTTCCAAAACCTGCACAATGACTATCTCCTAATAATATTAACCTTTTCTTATTCATTTTATTAATTTATATTTAATCTATACTTACTAAACTGTACCATATAAGAAGTAATTTTTACTCCATTACCGTCTTTTCTTACAGTACCAGTCCTAAACCATTTCTTTACACTACCAGCTCCTCCTAAATGAGCAGCAGCTAATAATCCAGATTCAGTAACTAATACACTGTGAACTATTTGTCCGTTATATTTTTCAATATACTTACGCAGTGATCTTTTATTTCGTATCAAAAGTTGTTGCATAGCATATTCTTGTAACTTAGGGCTACTTAAAAAAGCTTCTGTAGATACTTTTATTTTTAGGGTCTTTAGAGTTGATTTACCAAATTGGTATTTACCCATGTAACCGTATCTGTTTACAATATCGTATCTATTACCTGATTCTCTATGTCCAAGAGCATCTAAGAACTCATTGTGGCCTTTTACTTTTATTTCTATTTTGACTAGTAATGGTGAATCTATTACTAAGGGTTTAATTGGTTTAGGTTCTAACTCTGTAATTGAAGTTAGCATAAAGGCAGGTCTCATCGATGGAGCAAATGCCATAACAGCTGTGATCATAATTAGAGCAACAGGTATTAAAATTATTTTTTTCATATTAAAGTTTTAGTTAAAATAAATCTAGGAAAGATGTACCTATATCTTTCTCTCGTAACAATTCGTTACGTTCGTGTTTTCTGACTAAGTCATCAGCAACACGTCTCTCTAATGGTTTCTGCTTTTTAAACGTTGATAATTTGTTTGTTCGCTTTTTTGCCATGATAATAAATAGGGTTATTGTCTCGATATAAACTCATCTCCAGGTTTAGAATCATCATACAGACCTAATTCCTTAAGGTGGTTAATAGTATGATCATCCATTTCCCATTCAAATTCATCTTTAGATTTATCTACATAATGTTCCATAGCATCTACTTCTTTATCTGATATAGCTGATTTACCGTATAGGAAAGCACAGTTGTAACATAAGAACTCTAAATTCTTTAAGTGCCAGTTCTTTCTATTACCGTCTTTATGGTTTAGTATAATTGGTACCTTAGTATCGTGCACTCTTCTTTCTGAGAAAGTACAATGGCTACATTGCTCTTCTATTAAACATTCCTGTATGATTCTAGTTTTAACCTTCTGAGGGTCGAAATGTTCTATTGGAACTCTTCCTTCTAGTAAATCTATAAGAGGAGGTTGGTTACCTTTATTACTTAAGAACTTAGGTATCCCTTTACCTTCTTGGTTCTTATGAACTTCTAATAGAGCCTCACCATCTTCATCCTTATACATCTTAGCGTACTTCTTATAATGGTTATAAGAGACATGAAGATATCTGGCTGCTGCCATATTAGAACGAGTCATCTTCATCGCTCTTAATATATCTTCTTTAGGAAGTATTTTGGAAGGTCTAGCCATTAGTAGTCTATTCCGGAAATGCCATGCTGAGTATCATCTACTTGAGATTGAACTTCAGATTCGCTATCCAATATGGTTATGAGAGTTTCTTTTACTGATTGGGATACTGCTAACTCACTATGTTCTGGATCGTTCTCATAAGTTGAGTTAATCTCTAAGGTAGCTTGCTTATCGCCTCTAAGTTCAGCATCTTTAAGTGCTAACAATCTAGCTTTACCAGCATCCATAATAATAATATCATTGTACGTATGGTCGCCAGTACCTTCTACTGTAGTAATACCTACCACTGACTCTACAGTCGAACAATTAACACAGAAATTATATCCGTATTTAGTCTTTCTTAGTTCAGGGTAGTCTTCTTGACACTTAGGACAAGGAATCATCTTTAAATTTTGTAACATATTTATAACCTTTATATTTTAATTATAGTTAAATATACGAACATTTAAGTTCATAAGCAACTAATAGTTTAATTGATTGCCTGTAAAGCAGTCCATACATCATCGACTGTTTTAAAGCTTACGACTTTTTCTTGTTTATCTTTACCTACTTCTATTGTAATTGTTCCGTCCCAATCAGGATCAGGCAGCAATTGATAAAGATAGCACTGTATTAATGCTTGTTGCTCTTTATTAAAAGCCATTTTAATTAAGTTCTCTATTACATCGAAGAACTTATCTTCGTATGCAGTTACATCCATTCCTATTTCATCTTGAAGAAAGTCTCTTCTATCTTCAATCTCTCTAAGACCTTGGATAACTACTTTAAAACTTTTTTTATCCATATCTTCTCTGCTGGGTTGTACTTGTTTTATCCTAAACTTAAGAGGATGTCCTATATCATGAAATACTTTTCTGAGTTTTTTTATTGGTTCCGTCATGCGCTTTTACTTTGAAAATTTTTTGAAATTCTGATAGAATTAATCCTTTTCTTCTTGCGAAGATGCTTGTAGCTTCATCTATTGTTTGCGCTGTAGACTTAGCGATGATCTCTTGAGAAGGATCACTTACCGAATAATATCCGTACGACCACGACATATTAGACAGCTGGTTTTTCAAGTTCAGGTGCAGCATTAGGATTCTGTCCTGATAATGCTTTCCTTATTATCTTGTCAAAGTATTCAATATAAATAAAGAATCCAATAATAGTCTTATCTTTTAAGTTTCTATCTCTTTCGACTCTTAACTCATACTCTCCTAAACCTTTTTCTAGTCTAGTTTCTAATTCAATAGCAATATCATTCTGTTCAGTAGGTGTTATCTTACCGAAAGTAGTTGGTAGAAATTGAACCTTTACTCCTTTTTTCTGTGGATCTTCGTTAGTGTCCACTTTAAGTACAAACGTATGTCCTGCAAATGTTACTTTGGCTGCTTCGTTAAGTACTTGTTTTACTATTTTTTCTAGTTGTTTCATATTATAAAGATAAGAAATAAAATTCAGTTATACAAATAAATAGCTTGTTATTATACTATCCAAATAGCATTGCTTTACTATTCGTATTGTTTTCGTTTATTACATTCCACTTGGCAACTGCTCTATTTCTAGACCATTGGTCAATTGTCCATTGTAATCTGTCTGTTTCGAATGTGACTCTCTCTTTAGAGCCGTCCATCATTTTAAATTCAACTAAGTACTTCTTCATAATATTTTATTATTTCTATTTTTAAATTACCTAAGGTGAAAGTACCTTTGGACTGCTCGCTTTGTTTTACTATGGCAGCTAATTGCATCAGGTATGTAAAGTCCTGCTGGTTAAATGTCTTTCCATCTATTGTTATAAATATAGCGTTTTGCTTCTCGTTGTCAAGTGGAAGTAACTTTCGTTTCATATCCATTATGCTAACCTTCTGCTCTTTATCAATATACTCTTTATAGTCTAAGTCACTATATAATGTATCACACCAAGGTTCTAATGCTTCTAAGAGCTGTTCGTTACCATTATGTAATATAATTCCTCTATCAAACTTAGGATTTATAGATGGGTATTGGTACTCATCATTCTGTATCCAATCCCCCCACTTACGTATGTACTCTTTACGGCAACGTTCCATAGTATCTTTATAGTCTGAGTTCTCTATACCAACTCCAGCATTCCATTTATGACCTCTACAAGTCATATGGTAACATAAAGCATCTCTAGATTGAATCATTTGATAACCTGCTTGAATCCATCTGTTAAATATATCAGAGTCTTCATATCCATAAGGAGCAAATCTTTGATCATGTCCTCCAATACTTAAATGATCTTCTTTATATAACATCCAAGGAGCAAAGATACCTTTAGTAGTAATACCAATTTGCTTATTGCTATGGTCTTCTACAAACTTCTCAAATAGATCCCATTTAAAGTCTTCAGCTTCCATACCAAAGTCTCTTACTATCTTCTCTTTACCGGCAGGATGGATTGGCGGCTCTATTCTAGTAGCACAAACTATACTCAAAGGCTTCATATGCTTTAACATATTTTCAAAGTATCCTGGACCTATTATCATATCTGAATGTAATATAGAGACAATAGGAGTATTAGCCATCTTCATACCCTCGTCGTACCAGTATGTATGCCCACGTCTCTCCCTAGCAATATGAAATGTTAAGTCCTTATTAACTAATGTACCTAACCATTCAGCTGTACCGTCAGAGGATGCATCATCAATTATAATTATATCAACATCTTTAGCATACTTAAGTAAACTACTGTAAGTGTTCTTTAGATGCTCTAATGTATTATATGATGGTATTATTACTGTATGCCGCATATCATTCCGTATTCGTTCTTTTTAGGCATTCCGCCCCATTTCTTATAAAATTTTTGAGCATTTATTTGCTCATGTTTACTTTGTCTAGCTGAGGTCTTATTATCATTCTCTTCTAATCTATGTGAACCTCTTGCACCGAAGTGCCATACTACTGATTTAGTAGGCATCATAAACTCTACTCCATTCTGTATCATTCTCCAAAATAGATCATAATCATCCCAGCTTGTAGGAGCGAATTGAGGATCATTACCTCCTGTTTCGTCCCATACTTCTTTCTTAACCAATCCAGATACTCCTTCACCTTTAGGTATCATAAAATCATTCATCTTAGCTAACTCTTTAGCATACTTGAACATAGCATGTTGGTTAAAGTCATCATGATATGCTCCGAATGCTTCTTTAGGAACAAAATGAGTACCGGGTCTATCTGTATCGTTAAACATATTAGGCTCTATTCTAAAAGAATTAACCCATAGTTTTTTATCTTCATTATCATCATGCACCTTCATTAATTCTAAGTCCCAGTTAGGAGTTACAACAAAGTCTGAATGTAAGAAGTTAATGTATTCTGTCTCTACTCTTTCAGCACAGAAGTTCATTCCTCCTCCTATACCTTTTGGCTTATCGTTTGTATCTATATAATAGTTTACGTCGTAGCTCTCAGCAAAACCCTTTAGCCATTCATTAGTTCCGTCGGTACAATTCTCTGCATGAATAATAAATGGAGCGTCTTTCCAATATGAATGCTGCCTTACAGATCTTATAGCGAGCTTAAGGTACGGTAAGTTGTTATGTGTACTAATACAATGTGTTATCATAGTTCTGCTAAAAATTTCATCATAGCTGCTATACTAGTTGTTTGATAGTCTTTAAATACTTGATCGTTTCTAGTAGCATCTGTTCCTATACGCTTACTAGGATGTTTATAGTTATGTCCTTTCAATCTAGAAGTAACACATAATTGTATTATTTCTTTCTTTCTACAATACTCCTCAAAGCAAGTATCTTCTCTAACAAAATGCATGCCTGGTGCTATAAATGGAGTATCGAATCCTGAAGAGATACAAACTAAGCTTCCATCTATCTTAAGAGGAACTTGTTTAATATTTATGTCACCAGCCTCGTCGTTAAATTTATCTAATTCTTTCTGAGATATATAATCCTTATATTTTAAAGGTGCTTCTAATAATTCTATACAGTCTTCTCTATGGTCTGAGGTACATTGACAGGGCTTACTATATCCTTGAAGCTTATCATGAGTAACTATATCCCAAGAGTTATCCCACATAGGTCTTGAAGCAAACGTTACTACATGCTTAACAGGTACTTGTAATGCTCCTAACACAGCAAAGAAGTCTCTCGGCATTAGACAATCAGACTCTCCCCATACAGTATACTTTGCATCTACATCGTATATTTCTCTTCTCCAATCAGCTATATTATAGAATGGATCTTTATCTGTCTTAATAGTTAATTCCGGATTAAACTCCTGCATTAGTCTATGAGTCTCAAACTTGTTAAAGAAGTCTCTAGGGGATGCATGCTTAGGTTTTTCTATATAAGTCTGTTCGTTATAACAGATCTTAATTTTAACCTCAACAGCTGGTGCTGACTTAATAGCTCTGTATATAGAGTCCCAACATTCTTCTATAATGTTAGACTCGTACCACATATGGTGTAATTGTAATAGTATCATGTCCAGTTGCTTTGTAATATTATTCCGTTATAATTTTTAGATATCTTATCCTTATCGAACCATTGGTTAGTGACTTCGAAATCATATAACTCTTTCCAGTGATATACTTTAAAGAATGGACCGCAAGGTATAATTGGTATAGGTCTAACAGCATGTAGATACTCACCATACGTTAATGTCTCTCTAAAATGAATACCATATTGACTCTTCATAGCTAAACAAAACTCTTCCATCTTAATATTATTAACCTGAAGGTATGTTCGCTTGAAGCTATCGATTACTTCTCTATTCCATAGATGAGGATTAGGACCGTAGTCGTATATCTTATCTCCTTTACCGCCAAAGATAGTTCTATAAGCTCTTACTGCTTTAGCGTAACCAGTATTATTATAGTCTCCTCCTTTAAGTAACGTTTCATACTCCATCATTTGCTTATTCTCATACATAATAGTATATGGAATATTATCATACGCAATGAAGTCTTTTATGTAAAATGGTTTAATAAAGTAAGCATCTGAGTCTAATATAAGAATATTATCTGCAGGTATCTCATCGAAAGCATGAAGCTTTATTAACATTTGGTCTTCCCATCCTCCTAGTTGAGTCTTAATTTTATATATCTCTTCATCAGATATAAAAGTATACCCTTCATCCCCTATAAGGTCTTCAAGCATTCCTTCTTCTAACTTAGGACAAGATATAAAGAAAGGTATATCATCTTCATTCCATTGCTCTATTGAGTCTAATAGTCTCTTTACTCTTTTAAAGTCTCCTTTATATGTCTTACAGTATAGTGCTAATTTACAATTCATCTATATTTATTCGTTCAAACCTATTATCCGCTGGGTTACTCTTAGACAAGATACGAACTTTTATTTTATTATCCAAGAACCAATCGTACATTTCTTTAGTACAATCGATAGTTTCTTTTAGTTCTAAATAGTCTGGTCCTCCATCTGCTTTTATTTTATACAGTTCATGAGCATGTTCTTCATGCCAAGCATCACCTAACTTGAATCCCTTCTCAGGCTCAAATTTAGATAAGTCTCCTATATCCCATCCAATAGTAACAATGTCTTTACATCCTAAATGTAATGCTAAAGGGAAGCCTGACTCATACATAATACCGGGACCCCATATCGCTTTACCTTCTCCATATGCTTTCCAGTTATCAAACTCTCTACTAAATGCAGTTGTTTGTTTCATCTGTATCCATGGAGTAGAGTAACAAGGTATTAATATATCAGCTGGTGACTTCCATTCGTTCTGAATTCTATTAATTTCGTATGGCATATTCATTGCTGTTAACTGCCAATGTACAATCGTATCTTCGTTATGATATTCATATGGTTGGTAAGAATAGCAAGACATTAAATGAAACGTTGCTACTTCTTTAACATACTCATAGGATTGTTTACATGCTATTACTAGTTTACCTTCTAGCTTTTCAAGTAACTTAGATCTATCTAGCTCTGTTAGTGAAGGTCCGGCAGTAATTAAGTATGCTGTTTGATCTTTAAACTTATCTTTGAGTAACTTAATTCTTTCGTAACTGTCTTCAACTTTATATATTTCCTTCTTTAAACTCATTGTATAGTATTTCTCCTACTTTAAATTGCCATTCATAATCTATATCGAAAGCTTCTAGTTCAGCCATAGGGAATAACTTTATACCACCTTCTCTCTCAAAGTCTCCCATGAACCTGTCATCCTTTATTATATCTAATCGTGAAGCGTATAAGACATGAGCTGCTTCAGATGTAGGTTCTACAACTTTAGTGTTCATTATTGTTTGACTTTCAGGCCAAGGAGTAACTAAAGAGCCTTCTTTATTCCAATAGTATTGTTTCTTCTCCATTACAGCAAATAAGTTCTCTTCATCTTGCTTAACTAGTTCATTGTAAAACTCTCTAATTGTTTCTGGTTTGAGAAGTGGATTACATCCAGATACTAACATTACATATTTGTAATTATTTGGTAGCTTATCATGCCATTCGTATATCTTCTGCAATGAGTTATCATTATTAGCCGACTCATGACTTCTATTGAAGATATTAACTCCCTGCTTCTTAGCTATTTCTACTAACTCAGGTTCGTATACTGAAGCCCATATGTGTTCTTGTTTACTTGGTAGTGCTTCTTTAATCTTCTCTAATACTAAATCATATAGAGTAGTATCGGCGAATGGCCTTATCATCTTTTGTGGCACCCTTTGACTGTTTAGTCTAGCTTGTACTACTATTGCTATCTCATCTAATTGTTTCATATATATCTTTTGATAATGGAAAATACTTCTTACTAAGCTCAGTACCTAAATTATAATCTAATCCTTCTCCTAAGTTCCTAAGTCTATTATTATCTTCTAAAGAAGCTAAAACTGTATAGGCATCTACAAATACATTTACATACGAATGAATTGAATCATTCCAATCTCTTCTAGTATCAGTATCTTTTAATCCTACTCTACCTGAGAATGCATGAGCATTACTAAATTCTTTATTGAATCCATCAAATCCTACAAAATTAACTTTACGAGCTCTTGTTGCTTGCATAGCTAATAGTATCATTCTAAATGTAGCTCCTGATTTTTGAGCTGGATTATACTGAACTTCATCTAAGTCTATATTCATTGCAAGAATAGGAGTATCTATATACTCTTTGAATGCTATGAACTCATCTGATTTTTCTTTATTGTTCCTAAAATGCTCTGGTTCGTAATATACGAATGGTTTATCTGCCTTTAGCTTATCCATTAATACCTTACTAGTTATATCAGTTTCATAACCTAATTGGTATAGGTCTATCTTCTTTGACAATACCTTATCATTCTTATAGAAATCATTACAGGTCCAAAGGAAATCATAATCTAACTTATCCCAATTTCTGTCTAAAGTAGATGTTCCTCCACCTACTATTAAAATTGATTTACCTATATAGTCTTTTCTAAAATCCATATTTTTCCGGCTCTAAATAGTAAAGCTCTTTAAAGTCTTTTTCTATTTCATTAAAGTCTAACATATGCTCCATACCTTCTGTATTATTATCTATTGTACATTCAATATGTCCTTTAAAATAAGGTTTAAGTCTTGTATATTTATCATTTAGATTAAGAGTATCTACTTCACAGTTACTATAGTTCTCCATAATAAAAGAGTATAGCTCTTTCTCATTATTAGCAGCGAAGTGAAAGTATCCATTAGGGCCGTAAAGCATCTGATCTCCTTCTGTCTTCCACATATTAGAATCAAAGGAAGCTGATGGAGTCTTACCTGCAAAAGCCATAACCATTCCGTGATGACGGCCTGTAATATTATACTTAGCAGTCTTAACAGCATCATAGTAATTCTCAAATCCTCCTGTAATATGTTTAATAGCTGGATGTAATCTAGAGCCTGCAATGTTTAGGTCACTTGCTGGGTTGCTGGGAAAATCTAAGAAAGCACATTTGTATCCTTCTTCAGCTATTTTATTAATTACATTAATATAGTTCTGTAAAGGTTTTTCTATTTTTTCTCCCATCTTAGTAATAGCTCCTAATCCGAAACAAAAGTCTAATGTCTTTTTGTCTATACTTTCTTCTTCAAAGTAAGCTGTACCCAAGTCCGGAAACAATTTGATATTAGTTAACCCTAATTTCTTACAGTACATATAACTTAGAGGCTCTCTTAATGCTACTACTTCTAAACGATTTAGTAAAGGAATATGAGGCTCTAGTATTTCCTTACTTACTTGTATGGATACATTTACTAAGTATATAGGAGTATTGGAACTTAAAAAGTGTTTAATTATTCCTATCATTTGAGCACTAAAGCCTCCGGGAATTTGAAACCTATGCCCGAATGATCCTTCTCCATTGATAATTACCTTATCGAATGTTCTAGTCTCTTTTGAATAAGAGCCCATAGGTTGATAAAAAATACTAGCTGATGGGTATACTTCTCTCATAGTCTTTCTCATGGAATGACTAACAAGTTGGCAACCGTAATTGTCGCTGTTAATTGTATCGTTTAGTATTAGAATATCCATTACCCTCTTAGTTTTTCCCTTACTGGCTTTTCTGATTCTGTAACTTTAATTACTCCATCACCATAAGCTAATTCTAATTCTCTAATGCCTGATACTAATTTGAATAGTCCATGAGGAGTTACTGATGCGCTATGATCAGATCCTTCCATTGACCTATCTAATGTTATATGTCTCTCTATAATAGAAGCTCCTAATAGAACGGATGCTACTGTTGTACCTAATAACATTTCATGACCTGAGTATCCTATTTCGAAGTCAGGATATTTTTCTGCTAATGTCTTAATCGCAGATAAGTTTAATTCGTCTACTGGTGCTGGGTATGTTGAATTACAATGCAATAAGCCAATTGGATCAGTCTTACCATAGAAGGCTTTAGCTTGTCTTAATGTCTCTACTGCATGATCTATTTCTTCTTCGGTAGACATTCCAGTTGAGAATATAACTTTAGG